TGACGGAGATCACAGACGCATTCAATGCATCAACGCAGAAAGGCTCGCCCAAGGAGTTCGGCACTCGCAACACTGGCAAGGAAGCGCCCATTGGAGTAGGAGCGCGGCAGCCACAGGATCAGCAGACAGCGCAGTTTGCCTACGATGCCAAGAACGTGCTCACTGGTATGGCGCAGTACAAGGAGCAGTTGAATCTAGCCTACAAGCAGTACGGCTCGATCAAAGCAGACAGCACGATCCCCATGGACAAGAAGCGCATACTCATGGAAGAGCAAGCACAACGTGTGATCGACACGAACAGGCGCATGCTCGTGGACTTGCAGAGACAGGAGGCTGCACTGAGCATCAAGTACGGACGGCCCGTGTCATTTGAGAACTATGACAAGGACAAGCCATTCTCACAGCAGACATGGAAGCCACGCTGGGCAGAGCAGATGCGGTGAGATGTAGGTGTGCACTTAGAAGGGCTGACCGATACCGTGATCTTTCAGCGCTTCGCGCTTCGCTACCCGTCGTGTGTGTAATCACATTATAGCACGGAACTTAATAACAGTCAAGTCACCGTAGTAATTATAACTCGATATTACTACGGTGCTTGACAAATATCAAGCCTCGCTACTCTCCTTCTTGCGTAGCCACCAGTCAGGCACGTGCAATGTGATTGGGATTTCGATTGTGCTGATTGATTTCGCTACCCAGTAATCAACGCCGTCGATACTCACAAGCCGTGCTTTGTTCGACGCGCCTTTGTATGTGCATTGCACCGATACTAGATTGTCGCCCTTGTTCTCGTCATCCATGCGTCACTCCATGTGGCAAGATACTATGATACCGCCTCGACCCGAAGAGCCAGTGCTATCGGAGTGCAACCGACAACGGAGAACAACATCTTTGAATTGCCAATGACGGACTCGTTCAGCACGCGGCGTTCATCATCATCGAAAGCCTCGTCAAAGTACAGCAAGTCACCTGCACGCAGATGCGGTTGCAGACACTTCCACGCGAGGCTCGTTGGTTCGTATAGATCGAGATCGAACAGGACTATCCACTGCACTGTCGGGTCTCTGCGGATGTCCAACTTGGGCAGTGTGTCTTCGACGTTGCCGATGTACCAGCGCACACGGGCGTCGTCAATCACTGGCGGTGTTCCTCCTGCACTCATGTCGCCTGCCTTGTAGTTACGCCAATCACGTGGCAGACCAGTGAACCTGTCGAAGCCGTGCCACTTCAAGTCTTTCTGTGTCAGTCGCTTGAGCCACCAGTCAGTAGCGTAGCCTGCACGGACGCCAAATTCCCAGACGACAACCGGGCGGTCCCGTGCCACTTGAGAGATCATCTTGCTCCACACTGTTTCCCTCTTGATGGATAGTTCCGGTTTGGTGTGGAAGGTGTCGATCAGCCACTGCACGTAGTGTGCTCTGTCACCAAGTGTTCGCGCGATGAATCTAGTAATGTCGATCTGAGCCATGTGCTTGACAAGGACCATGAATAGAAAGCCTTGAATGTCTGATCTCTTCTGGTGTAGTCGTCGCATGGCGATGTCGATCATGTGTCGCTCCTCATGTGTGTCTACTCCATTCCAAGTTTACGCACCACTTCACCTAGCAGGAACTCGTTACGCAGATACTCAGTCGCTCTGTACACGCGCTTGGTGCGTCCCTTAGTCGGCACCTCAAGGACCTGTACTAAGTCCAACTCGTGCATCGTTGCGAGCAGTGACTGGAACTCGTGTCGCCCACGTCCGCTCACGAACAGTTCCTTGTAGAGTTCGCTACGGCTGATGCCTTCTGCACCTGAGCTGAGTATCTCATCACGCATCTTGTGCAGTAGCTTCAAGTCGTATCGCTCGACTGCCGCTCCTGTAAAAAGGTCTGTACCGCATCGTTTAAGTGTGGCGACGAGTCCAATGGATCGTCGTACATGATCGTCACTGATGTGCCAGCATCGTTCATTAGCTGCCATAAGTCCAGCAAGTCTAAGCACGTGACCGTCTTCGCGCGATTCAAAACTCTCACGGAACGTGTCCTTATGCAGAGGTCTTTCGGTGTACCAGTGTGTGAAGGTGTCTTTAGCTGTATCAGCAATTCCGATCCGGGCGTAAGCTTTAGACTCATGTGCAAGCTCCTGCAAGGTTGCGAGTAGTTGCTCTCGTGTGTCTGTCTCTGTGTGTCTAGTAGGCCACGCTACGAGTTTCTTTCGGACGCGTCCTGTGACGAAGTAGCATCTGCTGGTGAATCCTCCTGCAATGATCTCAGGTCGAACGGATTTCTCAAGCCAGCTTGGTGTACTTCCAGCGAGAAAACTGCAATAGACATTACTAAGGTTGACAGTTCCAGAATGAATTGAGCCACCTCCTGTTCGTTCATCGGGGCAGTCGTATAAATCTGTGAGGAGAGCAGGGACTCCGCTGATTTGTGAGCCGCGTCCAAGCATTGCTGCAAGTTCGCTAGCGACGATAACAACTTGTCCGGCTCCGTGGTGGAGACTTGATCGTGAGAGGTCATCGAGTAGTGCTCCCTTCGTGATCTGTGACTCAACGAGTTGCATAGGTGAGTTCGTCTTGAGTAGGAAGTCACGCACGAGATTCGCAGCGGCGCGTATGCTCGTGCTCTTACGCATGATGCCGGACTCACTGACCAGTATCATGTACGTATTTAGGTGCACACTTGCTCTTGGGCGATCCACGATCACGTCACGTCCGAGAGCGACACTGAGACACCAGAGTCCACACATGAGGTCGTAGATCTCTGGCGTCTCGTGTTCGTTCATGTAGTCGAGGTACTGTGCGAGGAATGTGTCAGGTGGGACGTGCATCATGTCGTTTAGTGACTACATCTTGTCGCGCAGTTGTTTGACTTCCGCCAGTAGCCGATTGACTTCGTCGCGTAACAACTCATACTCGTCGCGCGGCACCGCTGTTGCGCGCATCAGCTCGATTAAGTCGGCGGCCTCGTCGCCTAAGTTGCTTAGGATGGCCTTGTACTCTTCGTAGATCGATGCCTTGCGTAGTCGTTCCACGATGTCGGTCATAGCTTCACCTTCTTGAGTGTGGACCAGCGATGTACACCCGCGTTGTCAGGCTGACTCATTGCAATCTCTGCTGGTATAACAAGTTCTTGACCTCGGACAATGAGTGGCCGAGTGGCATGACGATGTAAGACGTGTGCAACTCGCTCCATGTCTCCATGTCGTGCAAGAGCGATGAGAGCATCGTGGATGTTGAGAGTGACTGCTGCTTCAAGCCCGTTGCTACTCCGTGGCCAATCGCTGTCTTCGTGAGCGAGATAGATAACCTCACACACTTTGTCTCCGATAGAAGACTGAGGCTCAAAGGCAATGATAGGCGTGAGAGCTTCGTCGCTGTCGATACGGGACAGTAGTATCCAACGGCGTCCATATGCGTTGTAGAGTACCTTGTCCCTCTCAACACGCTTACGTAAATCCTGCCATGCATACGCAATTTCAGGGAAGGCAGCGTGGTATAGTCGATGGGCATGAGTTGCCTCGGCCAGTGTGACACCGAACTTAATCGCTGCACTCTCTGGCATGAGGCGGTAGTTGAAGCCGTGGACGCTGCGCTTGCCTTGATAGCGGAGCGTAGGCTTGTGATCTTCGGTCCAGTCTTGCTTAGGGATACTGTCATATGGCACCTGAAAGATGCGTGATGCGTTTAGTCTGTGCACGTCGTAGCTGTCTGGGTCTTGCGCTTGGAGGCGGAAGTTTTCCAGTAAGCCCTTGACTTGCCACGCAACTGCGACGTACCGGGCTTCTGCCTGTGAGAGATCGAAGTAGACAAATCCATATCCAGGTGGTGCAATGAACATACTACGAGCACGTTCTGGTTGGTTCTGTAGATTCGTGCCACTTCCCCACATGACAGATGAACTTGAAAGGCGTCCCGGCGCGGACTGAGTTCCCCATTGGCGGTACTCACAGCGCATACGCCCATCTCCGTCAACACTCGTGTCAACGTACGTCGAGTAGAACTTGTGCTCTTCCTTGTACCTGTCGAGTGCACTGAGCATCTCTCTGCTTGCAGTTGACGTGTTCGGGTGGAACCTTATTCGATTCCTGTTATCTTCGTCAGTAGAGTAGCCACGTCCGACGAAGTGTAGCTTGTTGAAGAATAGATCGCGCAGTTGTGTCGAGGACCGGGGGTTGAGTGCAAGTGATGGATCAGCCGTTGCAAGACGAGCCGCTCTAAGTACGTCAGACTCAAGTGTGTCAAGCTGTGTGACGAGGTCTTGCTTGATCGATTCCTTGAGTGTTGAATCAACGAGTATGCCATTGGTCGTCATCTCCACTAGGTGTGGTTGCAGTCGCATCACGTGCGAGAAGAAGAACGTGTCTAGCTTTTGTGCTCTAAGCTCTTGAAGTGTTCTGTCATAGACTGCCCGTGTGATGCAACAGTCGGTGACATTGTAGCGCCAGTACTGGTCGATGTCGCCGGTAGCACGCCAGTCTTGTCCGTCGTCTTTGTAGTAGGGATGCTCGGTGTACTGCGTTGTAAGGAAGGCAAGATTATGTGGGAGCGTGGGGTAGAGCGTGTGATGGGCGAGGAGGGTATCGTAATGAACAGGCGCAACGATACGATCTTTATAGCGTAGCCAGTACGCATCGAAGTTGCCGTTCTGAGCGACAAGGTACATCTGCGGGTCCGCGAAAAGCTCGGCAATGGCAAGTCGAATATCAGCTTCGTCTGCCACGTCGAATCGACTGGTTCGTTCGTGGTCTCGGAAGTTGATGCACATGCCTTCGTGTGCACTGTTGGCGAATCCGATGCACGCTGTCTCTCCGCCAGTGACTTCAATGTCGAACGCTGTCGGTAGCTTTGCATGGCGTAGCTCCCGTATGTAGTCGAGCACTTGCGCCTTGGTCGGGTTGATGTACGCGCGTATGTCGTGTGGCTTGTACGTGCCATCGAGGACGCGCTTGAGTCGTTGCATGTCGATCTTGAAGTGCAGCTCGACACTAGGATCGCGCAGCACGAACGCAGGGTTGTACGACACGAGCATCTGTCCGTTGTTGCGATAGCCCATCTCGCGTGTGAACGTAAGCACAGAGCCACGCCACTTCTTAATGCCCTTGTGTCCCGTCAGTGCATGCAGTGCCACGTTCCCGAGTACCAAGATGAATGCGACGTTTGAGAGTGCGCCTAACTCCCGAGCCAAGATAGCTTCCCACTTGCGCAGTTCCTCTGCTGGTACTGGTGAGCGGTCGTTCTTGTTGTCCTTCTCCAGTGTCCTGCGCTTGATCACGTTGGTGATGTAGCACTGTTCGCGTCTTACTCCTATCTTGCCGAGTTCTGTCCATAGATGACTCCCACTCCTGCCCACGAGAGGCTGCTTCAAGTAGACTTCTGTCTCGCCGGGGAACTCCGCGACGATGCAGATGCGTGCGCTTGGACTGCCGCTGCCGAGCACTTGATACTCAAGGCCCAGCGACAGGATGTGCTGTGACACCTGTTCCTGTAGTGCATTCATGTGTGTCCTTTCTAGGTGTGCACCTAGAGTGAGCGAGGCTGTGTTACTACTGCCTTTTGGAACGACTTCACGTCGCTGATCACGTGTGCCTTCTTGCGTGCACGTGTCACGCCTGTGTAGAAGTTGGCTTGGTCCTGTAGCATGAACGCGTAGCTGTCCATCAGGTAGAACACGGAGTCGTATTCACTGCCCTGTGATGCATGCGTCGTGATCGCATACGCCAACTGCAACTGCACACGTGGATCGTACATGTGCACACGTCCCACGCCATCCTCGTACTGGATCACAGGTGGCACGGAGATGGTGCGATCACCGAAGTCAATCACCACTTGTCCGTACTCTTCGAACGCAGTGACGATGCCTGTCTCGCCGTTGAAGATCATCAAGTTGTAGTCGTTCTTCGTCCACAGTATCTTGTCACCCACGTACAGTTGCAGCTCGTACTTGTCCCACTTGTTGCGTGGCATGAGTCTGCCTTCGCTGTACTTGCCTGACTGGATCACAGCTTGGATTGCAAGGTTGAGTTGCCGTGTGCCTATCCAGCCACGATGCGTGGGCGTGATGATCTGTGTATCGAGTGAGCGGAACTGCTCTGGATCAGCCTCGACGTACGGCATCAGTGCCTTGGGCTGCTGTGTCGTGAGCTTGATTAGAAAGTCCGGAGATGACTGTGGGCACATGCGATGTAGGATGCGGTGTGCATTCTTCACCACGTCGCTGCCTTCACCTTGTCGGTAGATGTTCTGCAACGTGACGGACGGGAACTTCTTGAGATGCGTCTTGAACGGGGACATCGGCGGTGCAACACCGTAGCCGACTGAGTAGTCCTCGATGGGCGGTAGTTGATTCGTGTCACCGAACACACGCAGCAGGCAGCCGTAGTTCATCGCGTCGATCAGGTGCCTGTTGAGCGAGTGGTTCACCATGCTGTACTCGTCAACGAGTATCACGCTCTGTGCTAGTGGGTTGTCAGGCGTGCGACGTGGAACGCTTTCGCGTGTTGTCTTGCCTGTCTTGGGATCAGGATCACCGGGATGCGTGAACTCAAGCAAGCGATGGATCGTCATTGCTTCGATGCCCGTCGCCTCGCTGATGCGTTTCGCTGCCTTGCCAGTAGGCGCAGCGAGGACGACGTTGTGTCCACTCTCAGTGAATGATTCGTGGACCTCTTTCATGATCGTGGTCTTGCCGGTACCAGCTTGACCAGTGATACCGACGATGCGGTCCTTAGTGCCGCACGCCAGATGTATAGCCAGTGTTTGGAACTTGTCCTTCTGGAGTATCTGTGTGTCCATTCGTGTTCCTGCTCTGCGTGTGTATCTTCACTACCTCATAGCCAACGCACTGCATCACAGTCACAGTGCCATCCTCGTGCACCGTGATGATCTGCCACACGTCGTCATCCACTTCTGTCACTAGATTCCGCATTGTGAGTCTCCGCATGTTTGAGTATCACCTTGGACATGTTGATCGCTGTCTCACGCACGAATTGGGCTTCGCTCATGTTCAGTAACTCCGCTGCTCGTTTGATGGTCACTCTGTCGGCTTGTCTTATTCGGAAGATCACACGATCCGCTGTGCTGTAGCGCAGGGACTTGACACCGTGGTTCCGTCCTGAGTTGCCACTCGGCAGTGGCACAGTCAGCATCATCGGCACGTTCATGCACAGTCTCCATAGTGAAAGGGGGCAGGACGCGACGTAGCATCCCACCCCCAGTGTGCATCTGAAACTCTCAGTGACTACGCAGTCGGGGTGTCGTCCTTGCGACGCTTGCCTTGCGGCACAGTGATGCGCTTCACCTGAATCTCACGGTCAGCGAGCATCTTGTCCACGAGTTCGTCCTTGTCGAACACGAACGTGGGATCGCCGTCGAGCGTGCCCTTGTACGCCATGTAGAAGGAGCGCGGCTTGTTCACGCGCTTGATGCCGGACTTTGCAGGCTTCGGGCCGTTCGTCGCAGTGGTAGGGGTTGCCATTGTCTTTGACTCCTGTTGGTTACGTGGTAGCAATTCTAGGTGTGCACTTACTTCTGTGCATTGTCAACTACTTAACACTCGTTACGCCATCTCAACGGCTTCGATCTCCGCGCGTTCCTCGCCCATGTACTTGGTCGTGCGGACCTTCAAGTTGGCGATGGCACCGATCCAGTCGTTGATGTCAACGCGGCGACCAGTCGGCACTCGTCGGATCGACTCGCAGAACTTGCGCATCTGGTAGCGGTTGCGATCAGTGTCCGGGTTCACGACAAGGCGGCGGTAGTGCAGCTTCGCCACCTCTTTGCTCCCAGTGAAGTCAGCGGGGAACTGATCAGGTTGGATGGAGAACTCCACGTCCACGTACGTGTTGCCTCTGTTGCTCTGCTTCGCTGTGGCTCCGGTGATCTCACCGACGTAGCCACGTGGCGGCAGTGGAGGAGGCGCTTCTTGCGTTGCAATCTCATTAGCGAACTCGAACACGGAACCGAGGTCTACTGTAGTGTCAGTGTCAGCCATGTACTTCTCCTAGGTGGGTAGTTTGATCTTGTCGTAGTTGTTGGATTGCCATTCGTTGAACAGTGTCGTGAGTGACACCTTAGAGGGGTTCGCTTTCGTACTGCTATCGAACTCCACGTTCTGCGTAGTGTCGAACATGCGAGACTTCATGGGCTTGTACTGTCCCACTTGTCTCACTTGTACGCGTCTTGCAGTGACGATGTCTGACATGTGCCAAACCTCGCTGATGTGTACTGGTACTTCCTCCTTGAGTGAGCCTCCGAGTAGCACAGTGATGTACTGCACCTGCCCTTCAGCGTTGAGCATTGGCACGTCCTCGTGGCACACGAAGATGACGTGTTTCAGGTGCTTGCCTGTGACTTGAAGCACGGACTTGCACAGTCCTAGTGCGTGACGATTGCGGAAGCCGTAGCCCGCAGGACCGGGGTTCTCAAACTTGGAACCCGGCGCACTGACGTGACCGACTGAGTGTGCAACTGCTTTGCTCACGAATGCAGTCACGCTGTCGACCACGACAGTGTTGATGGATGGGTCACTCTTTAGAATGCCGTCGAGGTTGAAGGGGTTCACTGAGTTCACTTGACTCACACAGTTGTCCGGCTCTTGTGAGTAGTCGAGCAACAGCGTTTCGTCTGATACAGGCAAGGAAGCTGTCCCGTCTGGATCGAAGTTCAACCACAATCGTTTCCCCGGCGCAGTACCGGCGAAATGTGTCTTCCCGCACCCAGCAAGTCCCCACAGGAGCATTGACACACGACGTAGTGATGACTTGTTCACTACTACTTGTGGCGGCATTAGAACGTGTCCGCGTTGAGCAGTTTGCAGATGCGATCTGCTTCCTCGCGGGACGAGCAGATGCAGACGTAGTCACCGCCGTCACGGACGATGTAGCACCAGTCCGCTGCGTCCCACGTGGCTTCATCGTCGTCGTCCTCCTCGACTTCCACTTTCATCACGTTGTACTTCTCTACGTCATCTTCATGTGTCATCACGTTCCTCCATCTACTACTACTTCCTCAGTGATGTGGTCTAGTGGGGACCACTCTTCCTCGCGCATGTCCTGTAGTGCCTGCTCTTGCTCGTCGCGTGGCAGTGCACAGTACGGGATGAATTGGCATGCGGAGAAGTATCGGTTGCACGAGTGCGAGTACCGTGGAGCCAGCGTTGGCCGCGTCACGTATGCCTCGTACTGTGCGATGCCTTGGAAGAACCACTCACACCAGCGTACGCGGTCGTCATGTGTGCGTGTGCACAGCTCGACAGACACGCCAGTGAACGCATCACGTGGGAGTGGTATCTGTACTCCGAAGACGAGTGCCTCGTTGATCTCTTGTTCGAGGATTGCACTCGCAGCGATGGTGTAGCCTGTGATCTGGTGCGAGATTGCGAATGCCATGCGCCATGAGTCGGACATGCGCGCAGCAGTTTTGTTCTCGACTACTATTGGACGTGACTCGTTCAGGTGAATGCCGTCGATGCGTCCGCAGTAGTAGCCAGTCAGTCCGTCGTACTCGTTACGCACTTCTAGGACGAACGGTATCTCAACGCCGATGTGTGGATCGTTCACGTACACGGGCATCTCGCTGCGGAAGTACCTGTCTGCGTAGACGAGGCACGCCGATTCCATGTTGGTCATGGTACGCCGTTGGTCATTCGGATCGTCGTAGTAGCCGCTACTGTGCAATGCATCGAGCGCGAACATCTGCGCGTTGTTGATGCGGTCGCTGTCCTGTGTGACTGCACACATAGATTCCCAACGCTCTGTGCCGAACAGGTGTCGCCCGTGACGACGAGCCTTCATCTCCTCTTCACCTAGTGGATCATTGTTGCGCTCATCCAGCAACGTCCACATTCGCAACGCAGCGAAGAAGTCGTGACACGCATGTCCACACTCCAGTGCAGTGTTGCGTCCGCCTTGTAGCATTGGGAACTCAGTCTTGTGCAGCCCGTAGCGAAGTACGCCGTAAGTCGGACACGTGTTCGCCGCAGTCAGCTTCGTGTAGTCATAGAACACTTGGCCACTTCGCCGCAAGGTAAGTGCGTCTGACATGGACAAGTTGCGTATCGAGTAACGCTCGCCACTCTGCTTGTTGTCGATGAGCATGTCAGTGTCCTTTCTTGTCATCTGACATGAAGTTGGTTGGCGTCTTGTCCTCATCGAACTCCTCGACGCTCTCGACGCGCACGCCTGTGTCTTTGAGCATCTCCTCGACACCTAGTTTGCGCAGGTTCGCATCACGTACTCCCATCTTCTCGATGAGTTGCACCATGAAGTCCTGCATGCGGTTGAACAGTTGTGCTACTTCCAGTATCTGCTGGTGTTGTATCCGCTGTCGTTCCGCTAGCATGCAGATCACGCTCGTGATGCGTGGGTCCATCTGCGCCTTGCGACACAGTTCCTCGATCTCTCTCACTCGTGGCATCGTTGCCATGTACGTGCTCCGTACGTTCAAG